GAAGACTAAAGAATTAAAAGATGTGGAGCGGGAAACAAAGATAAAAACTTTTGCGTATAACAGTGAGCTCTCAACTCGCGAAATACGAGAATATATGCGCACGTTGAATTCAGCAACTAACTAAATAAGTCATTACATATGCCAGCAAATATTGATTTACTACCTACTCAAAAAAGTTTGATTGATTTGTCAGAATTACCAAAAAATTCATTTAACTCTGTTTTTTATGGTTACAACCTTAAGAGTCTACTAGATGATATTCTTTTAGTAAAATATGTAGATGAAACGGAAGATGGTACATCTATATTAAGAAACGGTATTGTTGTACCTATTAATGCTGAAACAAAGGCATGGCGTATAGGCGAGGTTGTTTTATGCGGGCCAAACTCTAAGCATGTAAAGAATGGAGATCATATTTGTTTTCCAAATAATCTTGGTATTCCTATTGCAAATATTGAAGTCGAAGGTTATGGTACGCTTAAGAAAGGATTATTTTTAAATGAACAGCGTATCTTCGGCCTCGTTACAGTAAGACAAGACAATGAAAGTGTCGCTTCCCACATTAAGAAACGTTCTTCTAAATAACGTGGCAGAAATAAAGTTTATTCGTCGACGACCAAAAGCAGGTGCGCCAGCGACTAGACGAATGTTATGCACGAATAATTTACCACTACTCATGAGCCCGGAGGGTCGACTTGCACTGAATTATAGACGAGCTATTAACCAACCTAAATATAATCCTAATCTTAAGAATCTTTTAATTACTTGGGATATTTTTATGCAAGATTACCGTTGTATTAATATGATTGCATGTGATATGATCAATGTCATACCTGCCAACAAAACGTTTTGGAAGTACTTTAACGACAAGCTTTCACTTATGCAAACTTTAGATAAAGTGAGGTTTATGAATTCATGACATCCATATTGGAAATCGAATTACAAGTAAATAACTTCTTGCAGAGAAGTATTATTTTTAAGATAGAAAATAAGGTTCTCAAGAAGGGTAAGCTCATTCTATTCTGTGTAAAAGATTTTTTCTGTATATTTACTCTTCTAAGCGAAGAAAAAAATAATAAAAAAATTGTATTTGAAATACCCTACCCATATGATATCTTTAAAAATAATAATTCTGTCATTTTTGACTACTCAATAAATGCCTTTACCAAAGGCAACAAAGAGCTTGTTGATTTAGTCAGCAAAGTAAAAACTAAAAAAGCTTCTAAATTTTATGATAGAAAACTTACACTCCATACTGTATAATGTATTGTGTTCAGTCGTTATTTAGCTCAATTTCCAAAAGAATACAATCCAAGTAATCAGCAAGTAAAAATAATAAAAAGTGTTGAACGCGCATTCAATAGAGGCAAGAAATTTGTTATATGTTGTGCACCCACAGGGTCAGGCAAAAGCTTTCTGGCCAAAACAATATCAGGCATTAGTTCAGATTGTACAAATGATTTTAAAGAGCTTGTTTTGTCTTATGCCGCTTACAAGCAAGATTTTAACGGTAACTATATCAATGAAATTGAGTGCTTAAAGCAACCACCGTTTGGTACGTTTGCTCTAACTATAACAAAATCACTGCAAGATCAGTATTTAAGTTTATTTCCTGATACCGACATTCTTAAGGGCAAAACCAACTATACATGTGATTTGGATAATAATTTTGATGTTGAGACTGCACCTTGTGTTTTAGTTCCAAAGATAAGAGAAGAATGCTGGGAGAAGAATCGATGCACATATTATAATGCTCGAAATAAATCTCTTCTTTCTAAATTTTCTGTTTTAAATTATAAGATGTTTCTTGCTCTACCTAATCATATTAAAAGAAAATCTTTTATCATATGTGACGAGGCCTCGGAGCTTGAGGATGAGCTAATAAAACAATTTTCAGCGGATGTAAATTTTGAAAGATTAAATTATTATGGTATTGATGTGCGCCCTTTGATTACTGAGAACAAAGAAAAATCACGCAATTGGCTAACAGATGTAATTTTTAGCATTAGTGAACAGATGAATCTCTTAATAAATAGAGTTAATAAAAAACATAGAACACTCTCACAACCAGAAAAGATTAAACTTACATATTTAAAGAACCTACACAACTCGCTCACTACGGTTGACGGTTTATGGAAAAATTGTGAGTATGTTATTGATAGAACAATAAAGTCTGTAACTTTTACACCTCTTAGAGCTGATTGTCTAACAAAGTACATCTTTAATTATGCAGACAATGTATTGCTTATGTCCGCTACAATAATTGATCACAAACATTTTGCAAAATCGCTAGGTATTACAGATTATGAATATGTAGAAGTGGAGAGCGATTTTGATGCTAACAAATCGCCCATCTATGTTTCATCGCAGAATAAGCTAAACTATAAAAATCTTCCCATAGTATTACCTCAAATATGTGACCAGATAAAAACAATAACCGAGCATCATAAAAACGAAAAGGGTATTATACATACACATTCAAACGACATAACACAGTTCTTAAAAACAAAGCTTGGCAATGACAACAGATATCTCTTCAGAGATACTGCATCTAATAATGAAGAGATTCTCAGAGAGCATTTTCAAAGCAAAGAGCCAACCATACTGGTTTCACCCTCCCTATCTTTTGGTATTGATCTAAAAGATGAACTGGCTAGATTTCAAATAATTGTTAAGCTGCCCTTCCTTCCACTATCATCCAAAAGAATAAAACAATTATTTGATATAGATAAAGACTGGTATGAAAACAAGATGTTAAATGCTCTTGTTCAGGCATGTGGTCGTGCCACCAGGAGCAAGCATGACTTTTCAACCACATACATACTTGATGGCAATAGTATCAATGCATTAAAAAGAGCAAAAGACAAGCTACCTAATTCTTTTATTGATAGGATTAGTTAATAAATATAACTGTGATAAACGAAACATTTCATTTTGAGATAAAAGATCTAATAACTCAATTTGTTACAGCTTTTGATAGTATTATTATTAAAAGATTCGACAAAAACAGAGTACCTCAAAGCCGTGTGCAAGTTAGATATGTATATGCTCCCAAGCAGAGAGTGTTGTATGACATTGTTAATAAAGCGCAGAATATAACTATACCTGTTGTAGCTGTAAGTATTTCCAATGTTTCAAGAGATGAAACTCGGGTTTTTAATAAATTAGGAGGTTTTTATATTACAAGGGGCAGTACTGAAAGAGATACAAAAAGAGAATCACAGTTCTATAGAACACCTGTTCCTATAAACATTACAGTTAATATGTCCATATTAACTAAATTTCAAACTGATATGGATCAAATTATATCGAATTTTGTTCCTTATAATAATCCCTATATTATAATTTCTTGGAAGATTCCTAATGATCTTGTACAAGATGGTTTTGCTCAAAATGAAGAAATACGCAGTGAAGTTCTTTGGAATGGGAATATAGCATTAAATTACCCTACAGATATTTCATCGAATGAAAAATATAGAATTTCTGGCGATACTAGCTTTGTAATAAAAGGGTGGTTGTTCCCGTACCTGCAGAATTCTGTAGGCAATATCTTTTATATTGATAGTAACTTTAGAGCACGCTCATACATTACAACATACTCAGAATTAAGCGGTCAAACAGATGTCTACCCACTGAGCACAGGTATTGTTGAAACATTAGAAACAGTTTCAATTAGTGCCAACCCACAAATTTCATCACTAGAATATATATAAAAAGCTTATAAGTAATAATATGGCTGATCAGAATTCTAATAGAGAGAGCACATTCGGACGGGATCTTGTTAAATACATTTCATCCAAGCTTCCATATCAATCTCTCAGCGTTGAAGATAAAATTAAAACTTTGAATCCAAAGTTTGAAGAGTTCTTTGACAAAGGTACAAAAAGAGATGAAGCTCTATCCAGACAATCCATTTCTTCTTCAATCCAATACAATGAAGAATTATATGCTAATGTTCTCCAGAACAAGGATTATCATAACTTCATGTATGCAAACATTCAGCCTGATAAAGGCAAAAGGTTAGGCGATTACAGAGTCATGGCAGCTTATTCAGAAGTGGCTGATGCGTTGGACGAAATTTGTGATGAATTTATTAACAAAGATGATAATGGTGACATAGTAAAATTAAAATTAAGGGATTCGCATTTATCTGAAGATCAGAAAGAAAGACTCAGAAAAGAATTTCAGAAATATATTGGTTTCTTTGATTTAGAAAATAAAGGTTGGGAATATATAAGACAGTTGCTAGTTGATGCAGAGGTTTATTGGGAACACATTATTCATAAGAAGTATCCTGAGGAAGGCATATTGGGCGTTGTGAATATATCCTCTGATATTATTGATCCAATTTTTGAGAAT